ACAAAAATGGATGTTTCAAAAGAATATGTTTCAGATAAATGTAAAATCAAATTAGGCGACTCAGTTCAGTTAATTAAAGAAATACCTGATGAAAGTGTAGGTTTTTCTATATTTTCGCCTCCTTTCGCAGAACTTTATACTTATTCTGATAAGCTGGAGGATATGGGTAATTCAAAGGATTATAAAGAGTTTTTTTATGCTTTCAATTTCTTGGTAAAAGACTTATTTCGTATCATGTGGAGTGGGCGTAATGTAGCGGTCCATTGCATGGATTTACCAATTCAAAAAGGCAAGGAAGGTTTCATTGGATTGCGTGACTTTTCTGGTATGATTTTGCAAGCTTTTGAGGAATCAGGATTTATTTATCATTCTCGTGTAACTATATGGAAAAATCCGGTAACAGAAATGCAGCGAACAAAGGCGTTAGGACTATTACACAAACAAGTCAAGAAAGATGCAGCTATGAGCAGGGTTGGTATCCCAGATTATTTGTTAGTATTCAGAAAACCAGGCGAACACGAACACCCTGTAAAATGTACTATTTCGGTAGACACATGGCAACAATATGCTTCGCCTGTTTGGATGGATATAGATTACGGTAACACGCTTAACGGAACAAAAGCACGTGGAGAAAATGATGAAAAACATATCTGCCCGTTGCAGTTGGATACAATTAAAAGAGCTGTTACATTGTGGTCAAATGAAGGAGATACGGTTTTTACACCATTTTTAGGTATTGGGTCGGAAGTGTATCAATCCATTTTGCTGAAACGTTTTGGAATAGGTTTTGAACTTAAAGAAAGCTATTTTAACGAAGCAATTAAAAACTGCAAGGTAGCTGAAGTTGAAAGCAATACAAAAAAGCTGTTTGATGTTTAAAAACATGTGCATTAATTTGCACATGTACAAAGTAAATAGTATATTTGCATATGTTAAATCAATAAAAAATTACAATCATGGGAAATCTTAAAGAAAAATTAATGGCAGTGCAAAGCGAACTTAAAGCCCCGAAAGGACAGTATAACAGCTTTGGAAAGTACAAGTACAGGAGCTGCGAAGATGTGCTTGAAGCACTAAAGCCGTTATTAAAGAAAAACGGTTTAATATTGACTATCTCAGACGATATTAAATTAGTTGGAGAAAGGTATTATATACAGGCGAACGTTTGCCTTACCGACACAGAAACAGGAGATAACATGCATACATTTGCCTATGCAAGGGAGGAAGAAAGCAAAAAAGGAATGGACGGTAGTCAGGTTACAGGTGCCAGCTCATCATACGCACGCAAATATGCTTTAAATGGAATGTTCTGTATTGATGATAATAAAGATTTTGATGATCCGGTAAATGAAGGAAGTAAAGCAAAGCAGGAACAAGTGAAGCAGCAAGAAAACAGGCTGCCTATTCTTACTATTCAAGGGGTGAAGGATTGGAATGTAATGCTTAACATGTTTTATACAGCCGAAACAGACATAAAAAAAGAAGGGAAACCGTTCAGCTTGAAAAATTACATTGATAGCATACGCCAATGTGACAACGATACATTCAATGAAATATCAAAACGTTACATAGCTTTTAAGCAGGAAAACGGATTTAAATAAATAAAATTATGAGTACAATTAAACTATTTGATAACTATCCAAAAAACAAGTTTGACCAACAGATGTTGGCAAATGATATTATCCTCCCCGTAATAGAAGGGGAGGTTAATCCGATAGAAACATACGTTAAAGCAAGGTCAATGCTGGAAGCTTTAAAAATTGTTACAGATGATGATAGAATCAAAGATTTAGTTATTACAGAGGTTGAAAAATATGGAAATAAAGCTGAATATAACAGCGCAAACTTACAAGTTAAAGATGTTGGCGTTAAGTACGATTATTCAGTATGTAACGACCAGATTTATAATGATTTGTTATATATGTTGAACGACATAAAAGAACAGATTAAAATTCGGGAAAAGTTTTTAAGCAAAATACCATCAGAAGGTGCTACGATAGTATACGAACATACAGGAGAGGTAAGAACTATCTACCCTCCGATTAAGCAAGGTTCACAAGGAATTACAATAACATTTAAAAAATAATAACATGATTACATTAAGCATTTGTTTAAGTGATTTGCCTAAAGAAAAAATTCAAACGGCATCTAACGGTAAAAAATATATTAACTTAGTTGTTGATAAGCGAAAAGAAGCAGGTAAATACGGAGAAACACATACGTTATACGTTTCTCAAAGTAAAGAAGAACGTGAAGCGAAATATGATAAAAAATATGTTGGTTCTGGCAAGGAGTATGTGTATAATGGTCATCAAAATAATACCGCACAAGCATCTGTGAGTAATGAACAGCAACAAAGTAATGATGGATACCCTTTTTAATTATGATGCAGACTGAATTAGAGAGGTTAAAGCGTGAGCGTTACGAGCTAACAATATCGCTTGCACGATGCATTAAAGCAAAAAACATAGCTTTAATGTATGAAACAAAAAGCAAGATAATGATAGTTGAAAACATGATTGATGACATTGAACGTGTTGATGCGATTAAGCTGGATGATGTTAACAACAAACATTTAAAATCATGGTTTGGAAAATCATTGTCATTATCAATTAATTGCTATGACATGGGAACATACTATTTAGATAGTACTGTTAATTTTTTGAGAGAAAAAGGTATGCAACCAAAAGATAGATTTGCAGAAGTGGTTAACAATGCCAACAAAGCAATTAACGAATTACGAAAAGAAATAGCTAAATTTTTGGTTGACTATCAAGATGATAACTGGGAAGATTTTGAACAGCTTGAAAAAATGTTATCGGATAAAATATTCACAGACAGAGAATTAGTTTATAAACGTAAATACGAAAAATAATATGTTAAAAGAAGCGATATACAAGAAAATAGAAGAACTTGGATTAAAGCGTACAACCGTATCAAATGACACAGGAATACCTTTGTGCGATTTAAGTAGTTATCTTAACGGTAAAAGAAGCTTGGCGGTTTATAAGATAGAGAGATTGATTCAATATTTAGGAATTAAGTTAATTTAAACATAGTTGAACCATGAGACAAGAAGAAATTCAAAAAGTAATCGATGGAATTCCAGATCCATATTGGTATGGAACTCGTAAAGCAAGTTTTGTTTTAACAGGTACATTTTTATTGTCAATATTTAATCTTATTGATAAATACGGAGATGTAGATGTACTGGTAGTTGATTCAGACAAAGATTTTTGGTCAGATTTTATTTCAGAGAATGAACATAAAATAATTGGTGGATTTGAAGGATATGATAGCGTAAAGATTGAGTCTAATGGATATATATTTAATTTCATAAAAGATGATGGATATTCTATAAACTCAGATTCTACAAATATATTATTACAAGATGTAGTATACCTTGATTCCTTACAGCACGCTTTGCAAGCCAAGCACAATCTAAGGCGAGATAAAGATAAGGCTCATTTTGTTGAGATAAACGAAAAGCTAAATTCTTTAATCCAGGAATAGTTCAAATCCGAACAAAAATTAATAATTAATAAATAAACAGATTTGAACATTATGGGAAAAGATAAGTCAGAAATAAACATGAATCCAAGGCCTATGTTTTACGTTGTTGCGTTGGAGAAGCTAAGAAAAATAGCTATCGATTGTGGGTATGCACTCGCCGTCCATGGTTCTTGCGCTAAGGACATGGACCTTATAGCCGTTAGATGGGCCGAAAATTATGAGTCACCTGAATATCTAACTGAAAGATTTTTAGAAGAGTTAAGCCATTTTTATTTTGGTGAAGATGATGGTACAAAAGAAGATTTTGCACAACTAACAAATCCAGAAGTTAGATTTGGCTCTCATTATCATTTTAGTATACCTATTTATTCAAATTGGTATATTGATTTGTGTGTAATTATGTAGTTCAAATCCGAACATACTATGCCAATCGACTACAAGCGATATCCTCCGGACTGGAAGACTCGAATCCGTCCGGAGGTTCTTAGAAGAGCTGATAACCGGTGTGAGTTTTGTGGAGTAGAAAACTACTCATTCAGAGACGGGAAAAGGATAATCCTTGCCGTCGCCCATCTGGATCACGACGAAACGAACTGGAACATACAACTGGATAGGCTTCGGGCCTTATGCCAGCGCTTCCATCTCCAATACGATGCGCAAGAAAAGAAACGAAGAAAGTCTATTAAACCCGAACATAACAAATAAAAATATAGCCTTGGGCGGCTTTGTAAAACCCATATACAACATGAAAGGTTTAAATGTAAAAGCGATTGAATACGCAGTCGATTTAATGAAGCAAAAAGAGGATTTCACAGAGGAAGATATCCAAACAGCTTATTTGTCTGGATATTATTGTAACGAACATTTGCAAATTGGTGAAGTTGGATCATTCGGTAAGGCATTGGAGTCCCTTAAACGTGGATGTCTTGTTACTCGTAAAGGGTGGAACGGTAAAGGTATGTTCATATTTATGAGACCTGCAGATCAGTTGCCAATTGATTTTGTATCCAAAGATATCAAGTCTTTACCAACTGGTGTAATGCGGTACTACGCCAGAGATTTGGAGTACAGATCTGGGAACCCCGATGAAGATGTTGTTAATTTTACAGCTTATCTGTGCATGAAAGCCGCGGATGGAACGATTGTTAACGGTTGGCTTGCGTCTCAAACAGATATGCTTTCGGAAGACTGGATGATATTTGAGTTTTAAATAGTAAAAAGAGATTTATGTATTAACAATTAAAAAATTAATGATTGTGAGAAATTTCTTTAAAGTGGCTAATTGTTTTTGTTTTGTAGTATTTATTACAATGTTTATTGTTTCAGTGGTTAATCCAAATTACTACACAGAATATTCAAAACTTCTTATTTATATGTTTTCTTTAAGTTTTGCGTATCTTAGTTATTCGTTAATTAAAGTGTGTAATAAAATTAAAGACTGATTATTTGACTCTTATTATTAACAGTTTGATTTAAGTAATTAAGGCAGACGGGTGGGTAAATTCCTACCCGTTTTTGTGTTTATACACAAATAATTAGTATATTTGCTAAATAAAATATATTATTTTAACAAAAATAGTGTATTATATTGACATTAGTGTACGACTGATTAACGAGTGAGAAATATGGCGGTAAATAAAAAAAGTTTGGCTAATTTAAAGCCAGGTAAAACATTTAGTAGCGAGTACCAACCAAACAGACGAAGGACTACTTTATTTAAAATGTTAGCTGATATTATAGGCGAACAGGATGTACAGGTATCATTGACTAAAGATGACTTCTATAAATGTTATCAATATATTATAGAGCTTAATGCGAAAGAAATAGCACGTATAATAAACGATCCAAAAACTCCGGTATGGATGGTTAGTGTTGCAAAAGCTATTGTAACGGACGCTCAAAGCGGATCATCTGCTACGATTGAAAAGATGTTTGATCGGCTGTTTGGTAGAGCTGCTCAATCAACAGATATTACAAGTGCAGGCGAAAAGATAACTGTTAATCCTCCTAAAATTGTGTTTACTGATGATTACGAGGATGATCCTGATAATGATGATGAAGAAAAGCTGTTAAATTAATGGCGGATGTAAAGTATAGCAAGAAATATCAGCCACTTTTTAAGGTAAGCAAAAAGATAAGATATAAACATATGGCTGGTGGGCGTGGTTCTGGAAAGAGTCACGCTTTAGCTACATATCTATTACGTGAGACTTACAAGCCTAATGAGGTTATACTTTACACACGATGGACAATGACATCAGCCAAGGATTCTATTATTCCGGAGTTTATCGAAAAAATAGAGCTGTTAGAAGTTGATGCAGATTTTGAGATAACGACAGAGCAGATAATCAACAAGGTTACAGGTAGCCGTATTCTATTTAAAGGGATAAACACAAGTGCAGGAAATCAGACCGCAAAACTTAAATCAATCAACGGATTGACTAAGTTTGTTTTGGATGAAGCTGAAGAGCTTGTGGATGAAACTATCTTTGATAAGATAGACGCTTCTATACGTGTTAAGAATGCAAATAACGAGGTTATACTTGTGTATAATGCACCATACAAAACGCATTGGATATATAAACGCTTTTACGAGAAAAGAGGTTATACGGATGTATTTAACGGAATACATAATGATACTGCTTATATCTATACAACCTATTTAGACAACATAGATAACCTTTCTGACTCCTATCTTAACATTGTAGAGGAATGCAAAAATACAGATACAGAAAAGTATAATCATGTTTATTTAGGTAGGTTTGCTTCACGAGCTAAAGGACTTGTTTATAATCATTGGAAACACATCAGAGAGTCGGAAATACCGTCTAATCTGCCAATGTGGTATGCTATTGACTTTGGCTTTAGTAATAGCCATAATGCGATGGTTCGATGCATGTGGGATGCTGATAATAAGACTATTTATTACCACGAAATTGATTATACAACTGGAAGGCAGCCAAAAGATATAGCTACTCTATTGCGTGAAGATTGGTTGAGTAAAAAAACGGTTATATACGATGATGGAAATAGGCAAATAATTATTAAAGACAAAAAAGTAAACGGAGTTAACATCTATGACTTTGTTAACAATCCTACATTACTCACAGGATTTGATACACAAATACAAGCCATTTGCCAGCAGATTATAACAAAGATGATAAAGAGTATAGATGTAGAGGTTATATGCGATGCAGCACGACCGGAGGCTATTGCATACTTGCGTGAGAATGACATCAATGCAACATCATGTATAAAAGGTAGTGGTAGCGTTAAGGCACAGATTGAGATGATGAAGGATGTTAGAATCTTTTATACGGTTGAAAGCATTAACATTGCTTATGAGCTTGGAAAGTACGCTTATCCTACGAAGAAGGATGTTAACGGTGCAGAATATACATTAGACGATCCTATTAAGATGTACGATGACTTGATGGATGCATGCCGATACGGATATTGTACGCCAAAGCTTTGCAATCTAATATGATATGTTTTATAAACTTTATTTAGGCATAGCATTAATTTGTTATGCCTTTTTCTGTTTTATTTAGTTATAAATCATATATTTGCGTAAAACTTAATACAACAATAATATGGGATTAGTAGATAACTTTAAAAATTGGTTCGGAAGCAGCATCCAAACGACATACGACTCAAAAGTACTTAATAAGGTAGGAGAGTTTTCAGGGTATGACAGAAACAAAATAGCACAGCTTTATTACGACCAAAATAAAGCTAACTTTGCTGTTTATTCGGTTATTAACTATTGTGCGGAAGCAATTGCAGATACTTTAAGATACGCAAAAATTGTTAATAAAAAACAGGATGAAGTAACAGATCATTGGAGTTACAACCTATTGCTTGATAAACCTAATGAGTTTAGCAACACAAGCGAATTCGGAAAGGCATACGCTGTTAATAGGCTGTTATTTGGAGATGCTTACGTATATTTGTTAAGTGGAATAGGATTGTCAGAAGGCAAAATTAAAGAAATGATTGTAGCTCATACACAAGATGTGTCATTTGCTGATTTTACTGTGTACAATTGGATGAGACCAAAACAACGTTATCAGATTCCGGTTGCAGGTGTACCACGTACATTTGAACAGGAAGAAATTCTAAGGGTATCATCTTACAATGTTGATAATAGCGATTACGGATTATCTCCTCTTATTCCGGCAGCTATTTTAGCAGAAAAGATATTAAACGGATCAATCAGCGAAGCCATGATGTTTAAGAACGGTGGAACAGAAGTTATTTTAACAAACAAACAGGTTAATGAGGGAAGATCCGTTGTTTGGGGTAGTACCGATTTGGAACGGTTTAACCATGAGCTTAACGATAAGAATGGTAAGCGGTTGAAGCTTGTTAATTCAGCTATGGATAAAATTGATATTGGCAAATCGCCTATTGATTTAGGTATATTAAACAGCACAGATGCAGGATTAAAAGCTTTGATGTTTGTTTACCGATTGCCATATTCACTATATAGTGGTGATGGGACATTCAACAATACAAGAGAAGGTTACAAGGCTTTATATACTCAAGTAGGATTGCCTTATGCTAAGGAGTTCCTGGATAAGTTCACGCAAGTATGCGGGTTTAAGAATGGTGAGTACTGGACGATAGACGAACAGCTTATTCCACAGCTAAAAGAAGATGCAGCAAACACATTGACAGCGTACGATAAAGCCTATGCAAGTATTAACGAGCGTAGGGCAGTAATTGGATTAGAACCTTTGCAAGGAGAGGAATACGATAAACCTCTTGTTCCTATGAACATGGTTAGCGGATTAGACACAGGATTAGAACCGATTGAATAATGAAAAAAAGCGATATAAGAAAAGCTAAGGAGATGTTATCAGTAACGAATAATATACAACGTGTATATGTTCGTAAGCTTGTAAGAATGCGCAAAAACGCCTTAAATAAAGCTTTGAAACTCTATGAGCAGACACAGAACATAGACTTGTTGAACTTTATTGAAGAGCCGTATTTGCCTACATTTTTTAGACAGATGTATACAGTTACAGCTAATAAAGTAGGAGTGTTGACAGTATCTCATTTCGGTTTGAAATCGGACATTAAAAAGCAAGGATGGTATAAGCATATGGAAAGCTGGATAGAGCAGAACACAGGCGATAAAATCACTACCGTACATGATACTTTTATTAAGGATATAAAAGAGATTATGAAGGAGCAGGTAGCAATTGCTCAAGAAACAAATGCCGGTATAACTGAAATTGTTAAGGCTGCAAGAAAACAGATGTATAATTCGGTTGATTGGAAAGTCAGACGAATAGTTAACACAGAAGTGTTATCTGCCAGTTCTGTTGCACAAAATGAAAGCGTTAAGGACGTTGGATTGCCGTATACAAAAACATGGGTTGCAGCGATGATAAATACAAGGCACAGCCATAAAGTTATGCATGGAACAACATTGGAAAATACTCAATTATTTTTATTACCGGACGGATCAAAGATGGAGTTCCCACGAGATAGCAAATACGGTGCATCAGCCAGCGAGATAATCAACTGCCAATGTATGGTAGTATACGGTGCGAAAAGAAGTTACTAATTTGTTTAATTAAAATATTGTTGTATATTTGTATTGATTTAACATTCATACTACACATGGTTTTAAACTTTTGAATTTTTCATGATACAGGAATAGGCAGTCTGAGAAGATAGCCTATTTTTTTTGTGATATAATTTGTATATATGTAAACAATACATTACATTTGTAACATTAATTTATGTTAGTTATTATTCCCACAATAACATTAATAACATTAATTAAACATACAGGCATTTTCTTGTGGTTGTGCCTGATAATAAAAGGTTGCTTGAGAAAGTAGCCTTTTTTTGTGTTATATTGTTTCATGTAAAAAAAATATTATATATTTGCATACACCATTTTATAAGAGTTTCGTGGAGCTAAATAATGAAACCAGCCATGCATTTGGCACAATGACCATAAGTTTTCTATCTAAAACCTGCTCTGATTTAAGGGTATCAACAGGAACCACAAGTAGCGAAAGCGAAAAAAGATAGGCGATGTGGGAATCGTAAGAAACAGAGGTCGAACAAAAAAGCAATTTACCAATTACGCTTGTTTGTTTCAATCCGAGTTATATTATACTTGTGGGAATAAACCCTTCATACAATCAACTAAAATAATTTCATTTTTTCAATTTTATGTTTTATAACATACGTTTTTATTTGCATACGTACAAAGTATATCGTATATTTGTATTATAAAATTAAAACAAAAACATCATGAAAACTTTAAATGATTACACAAACCAAGAAGTTATTGAAATTATCAACAATGCTAAAATAGCATGCGGTGCATATTTACAAGGAAGTACGATAAAAGTTTGTTACAGAGCTTCAAAAAAGAATATTATTACTATTGAAGATGGTAAAATAACATGGGTTGGAAATTGTGCAGCTGGAGTTACAGCTATAAAAAACGTTTTAGGTATTGAATAATTTACAAACAACAACAGGCGGGTAACAAATCCCGCCATTAATTCAAAAGTCTATGAAAGTATTAACAATTGAACAAATGAACAAGCTGAAAGAGCTTGGTGTAGACGTAAGCAATGCAAGTGTACGTGTAGGGCAAATGGTTTTTTATCACGGTGATTCTTGGTATGGTGTAGATAGTTACAATGTACATTTGTTGAAAGATGATGATGACGATACGAGTTGTTTTGAAGAAGAATATAAAGCATTTACATTGCAGGATATTATTGAATTGCTTCCGAAACGAATTGACGATTATCAGTTGGTAATATGGTTAGATGATGGGTATGTACGGTACGAAACTGAAATAGGTAGAGATGATGAAGGAGGAGATCGGA